GATAAAGCCTCGTAGTTGAACTTCATCAGCGACTCTTGCCAGTCGTCAGGCTCCTTCTTCCTAAAATATACGCCCACGTTGAATAGTGAATTGTTTCGTCCACCTTCCGGGAACCCCATCGTCATAATGTGCTGTAAGCATGGCGGTCCATCAGAAAATTTATCAGTTAGATCCGGGGCATATTTATCAAGATCCTCATACGTTGTTCTCTTATCTTCTGCTAGGTCCAAGAAACCTTCAAGGGCTAGTCTCTTCCCATTGTGAATTGCGTAACGCTCAGTATTATTCCCACCCCAATATGGTAAATTTATCCAATTTCCTCTATCATGCGCATTCGCACGGGAAATTTGTTTTGGAAATATTTCGGAGCCTCCGTAGCCTAAAATGGCTGCAAATTCATTTAGCTTCGCCACCATGTCAACTGCGGCTATCGGTGGATCTGTGAATAAGTATAGATGCGCCCCTCCAGATTTACTTCTGCAAAGAACCAGGGGTGTATTTCTTATTTTTATTTCCAACTCTTCTAAGCTCTCCTCCAGTTTTGTTTCACCTCTTATGTCGATGTCTATACAACCAAAGCTGCAAGAGTTATCTTCTCGCAGCATTATGATTCCCAAAATAAATGACTCTCCATTTAGGTGGGATTCAAATATATCCTTAGTGGCAGTCTCCGCAATTGTGACCGCTCTACCAGACATTTTTCCGTCTGCTTCTTTTTGTTGAACTCGATATTGGCCGTGAGCCTTCTCATAGCCAGAGAATAAATTCATAAACCTTTCTGCATTCATTCAAAATCCCGTTCTAAAAAAAAGGGGAAGAAAGCTAATTAGCCAACTTCCCCTAATCAAATAGTCAGTTACATAGTGTCGTCGTCAATATCAGCGGAAACCTTTATTTTTTTACCGTTGTCATTGTTAACGAAGCTCCTTGCTGCAATGTAAATATCCTGTCCCATAGGGAGATTCTCCAGTATTCCTCCACTGTCGGAAGAGAATAATGCACGGATGCTCCATCCAAACCATGACCCTTTATCGTTTTCCTCTGGAACCGTTGTTAATTTATAGGCATTCCAAAACATTGCAGGATTAATCCGCTTATCTCCTACGGTTATAATCAATCTACGGATTATCGCATTCCATTGTTTCGCACGTTTCATTTGACTGTTCGACATACTGATAAGAGCAGGGGAGAATGATCCGTCATCTTCAGTCACAAGCACAAGATACTCAGCGGTTGGAACAATTCGATTCCCTTCGTCCGTAAAATATTCACCTTTGTCACCACGGCTAGTGGTGTCTAAAATACTTGAATCCTGGTGAACAGTAACAAGTCCACCTCTGTCCTTCTTCCATTCATAATAAAGTATATTGTATTTACAGGGAACCACGGTTATTCCGTCCTCACCGCTGAAAAATGATGAAGATACATTATCGTATATGTCACCTGGTTTTGCGTTTTCTACATATGATCCATCCCTTGAATTACATTGAGGTGACATGGACTGCAAGATTATGAGGCGAGGAATCATTATATCATCTTGTCCCATTGCCTCGCTGCCAGCCCCGGCATCAGAAAGAATTATATCATTGTTCAACTTCGCAATTTCTTTGCTCATGTTAACCCCTCTTTATTATCGCACGTTTACCAATTGAAACATTAAAAAGCTGCATATCTACGCTTTTACCCTCTTCCATCAAATCTCCTATAAAGCCATTGAGGACTTTATAATGGACTCCGGTTGTCCGCTTATATAGTATTCCCTTGTCATGTAAATCCTCGATTACTTCATTACATTTCCCGTCCTCATTTCTTCCGAACTCCATCTCTACCCTATTTTTTATGATGTCCTCACCGTTATTATCTCGTAGCCATGAGAATTGTCTATTTCTCATTTCCTTCATAACACTTCGTTTACCTGGGTCTTTTTCCTTATCAATACTCCCTTGTGATGGAATAGAAGCCGACACATAAGACTTCACGGAAATTCGTGTTCCGTCTCCTAGAGATAAAGAGAGTAAATTAAATCCCTCCATCATACTTGGAATTTTATCTTCGGTAATGATTCGATTCCTCTCGTTAATTTCGGCCAACTCCTGCTCAATGATTAGCTTTCTCTCCATGTTTTCGTCGTAATCTTGGATCAATGTTGAGATGGAACCAAGGTCAACACTTCCTGGGCTAATGTCATCCAATGGATTGATTGATTGATTCTTCATAATTTACTTTCCGTAATTCAATTGTAACAGGCAGATACCAACCTTTCCTTCTATCCCGTTCCCCTCCCTCCTTGGCTCGTTCCCATCGAAGCACATTGACCACGGAGGCGTTTTCGGATGCCACTAAGGTACAAATCATAACTGCGATTGGATCTCCGCCTCCGCCCCAAAGAAGGTAGTCCGAATCACAAAAATTTTTCATCTTACTTCTAGCCTTGTGCAGCGATGGGCCTGGCAAATATTGAGGCTTATCCTGCGGCTCGAACACCACGTTTAACGTGCCATACCTTGTCGCGTCACTTAGATCGGGAACCCAACCAAATTTATTTTGAACTGGGCGTTGTACTATGTAAACGGAACTCATCACTAATGCTCCTTTCTATCGGTCAATTGGATCATTGAAACTTCCAAATATAATGTAATCAACTCCTTTCTTAAGACTTACATTCCTTTTTTATCCATGTGATAGATAGATCACGGATATCCTCTCTTAGTGTAAAAGATTCCTCCGGGAAATCAAATCGCTTTCTTAGTTTACGGTTGCCAACCAACTTAAAATGCCCATGGTAAAGGGAAGCTATCTTCTCATTGGCAGACAAGTATTGTTCACTCTTAGGATGGAACGGGTGGCTTATATCTCGTTTTTTTCTTGGCGACCTTATCTGTATGTCCACCATCCCGACAAACCAACCGTTCGCCCAGGCCCTTGAGCATAATTCAACATCTTCTTTCGTAATAAAACTATGGTCGAAATGTCCATGCTTTTTTATGAATTCTGGATTGATGGCTGCAAAACCGGCACCAATATTGGTGCAAAAATGGATTTTGTTAATGATATCATCTTGCGACATTCCACCAGATATATACCAGTGCTTGAAAGCACCTAGCGCACCAACCCAGGCAAATTCTGGATATTGACGTATTATTTGATTAGCTTTTTCCATTACCCCTGATCCATGAACAACGGTGTCATCGTCCATATGAATAATGACAGAGCCTGGATGATCTCTTAGGACATAATCAGTAACAACTTTCCTAGCCATGCCTACGCCCAATTGTGACGGATGATGCTTATAGAATGTAACGTCATCAATAATGTCCTTAGTATGGGACACCTGCTCAACGACATAGATAGAAATACATGGTGAGTACTTCCTTATACTGCGTACGCACCTCCTAAGAGATTTAGGATCATTGTATGATGGTATAGCCACCACTGGTTCTGGAAAAGTCATCTTCCAATTTCCAGTTTATGAACCTTGCTTATGATGTGCCTAAAACGATTTTTAAGCATGTAATTAACCACGGCAACAAATAAACGCGCCATAGAGCCTTCCTTTCTTTCTAGGCTGGTAATGCCCTCTACAAATAATTACTTCCTTTCTAGGCTGGTAATGACCTCCACAAAGCCTACCCGTGGTGAGTAGGCAATGCGCAAACTACCAGTCCATACATTCTCGATATAATGATTCTTGTCCTAGCTCAAATAATTTTTTCACTTTCATATGGTTCCCTTGGTTCTCATCATATTCAGCAAACGCCGTCTCCAATTCATTGGACGCCAAACGATTGACTAAAGCCATCATAGTCTTAGTGAATACGGCTTTAATATTGATTAAATTACGCCAACTATTCTCACCATTACCCTCGATGGTTTTCAATCTTGAGATTAACCAATTCACCTCTTCCTGATTAGCTTCAGTCAGAAGGTAAAAATCAGGGGTCACGCCTTTAACCTTTACGGTGCTCTTTTCCTTTTTCATTACGTTCTCCTTTTTGTTAGCCAACTTCCTTATCATCTGATTCATTATCAGTGTTAACCTTGTTAATATTGGCATTTGTCCCTTGGGTTAAGTTGGTAATATCAATGTATTCTCTAATAAGCATTTCACTGAAGCTATTATACTTGTCCATATAAAATTCCTTTTTGGCTTGCCCCAGGCAGTGACCGTATCAACCACTGGACAACCCTGGTCCTTTCTCATTATTTGGGCAACACTAAGCTGCCCATGATCCACTCTCTTGTCACGCTACGATGTGACCAACGGCCCTTGATTCCTGGGCATACTCATTCATGGTTTTACCCGTTGGCCTAAACCAACGATCACGCTCGAACCCCAAGCCGAATTTCCCGTGGAATCTCTCTAACTCATCCATGGAAACATTACCAAGTTCAGGAGATCCATGCCCAAGGTCGCACAACCCAAACGCAATATCCCCGCTTATTTCTGACAGGAGATAAGTAGCAGATCCTGCCGGATAGAAAAGTTTGACGACAGGCTCAATGTTTCCACTCAACTCGTCCGCTACGTCGGTCAATATGAACGACTCGCCTCCCCATACCCTCCGATGGTTCTCTTCCATTTTTTTCCTAATCGCCTTTGTGAGTAAAAGCATAACGACTCCTTTCTAAGGTGGTGGGCGAGGGGAGTTAGGCTCCGCATCCCCTTAATCTATGTCTCCCCTCACCACGGGTTAATAACTATTTAATTTGCGCTGGACAGATAGATGAGTCCTCCTCCCTGATACCACTGTTCGCCAACTTCATATAACACGCTAGACTTATCGGGTTCACCCTTACCAAAAACTGCCACACAAATCCGGTGATGCTTGTCCCTGGCTTTACGTTTTCTCTTCAGGATCTTCAGGGTGATATACTTGATCGGGGGTGGTTCCGGTGATTCTTCCAATAACACGGGTTTGTTGAACAGCAATTCTGATATAGCCTTGAGGTTGTCTTGGCCTCTGTGGTCACCCCATATACTTTTCCAGGTATTTCTAAACCGCCACTGCGGACTTTCAAAGATCGCTACATCTCTTGTCCCTTTGGACTTGTAACTGCCAACGCATGGTTTCAAAGCTATTTCCCCTGTGAACTTGTCGAGGTGAAAACCCACAAGCTTGTCAACCGCTTCTTGGGCTGTGCTCCCTGTTGCGGACGTTCCATCGTTCAACAACGCCATATACTTTTGCTGACGTAAATTATACTCTGCTTGCTCATCCAAATCGTAGCTCATGCCCTAATCCTTTCTCATCCTGTCCAATGGCTTACCGAATCCTTAATCGTCTATGCCCCTGCTTAGCAGATTTCAGGGACCATTTCAGTGCTTCCTCATAATCCTGTTCGACACCATCTCCTTCATAGTACATCGCAGCAAGATTGTACTGCGCTTCAGGATGCCCATGCTCAGCGGCTTTACGATACCAATTCGCTGCTTCCTCATAATCCTGTTCGACACCCTCTCCTTCGTCGTACATCACGCCAAGATTAAACTGTGCTCTAGCAGACCCCTGCTCAGCAAGCACCTTCCATTGCTTCAGCGCAGTTTCGTAATCGCCAGCGTCGTATGCTTTCAATCCCTTTCGACCAAGAACGTTTTCATGGTGGAGGGCCGCTAACCTGGAACGATAGACTCCGTTCTCATCCTGTCCAATATCTTGCTTAGTCTGATCCATGTCCTGTCTCTCCTTTCTAAATTGGCCCGTTGGCCTCCGGTTCCTTTCTCAACTCTCAAAAACATAGTATCAAAATATGAATAAGTGTCAAGAACTTTTTTACAAAATATGAAAAAAAATTAAAAATTGAATAATATCAATAACTTAATCGTGATAAGCAAAGAATCCTTCTTTAACCCTTTTTAACTGTCGACGAAGCTCCGACGCAAGTACGGCATCAATTTCAGGGTTAAGCCAATGGTCATCAGCAAATTCATGGCAAAGTTTTTCCATCGCGTTACACAACATCCATGTGGCACGATTTTTGATTTGGGTCTGTGTCGGTGGCCCCGCTGAACTTGAGCCTCCGTCTTGGTCGAAATCCCGCCAGTAAGCAGTCCACTCAGTAAAAGTTTTCCCATCTCTAGTTTTCATAAATTTCATTTGTTTTCTCCTTTAGGTGCAAGCCGTGCAAACCGTGCAAATCCATCCCGTGCAAACCGTGCAAACCAATTATAGGCGATCACGATAGGTGTGGATAACCGGCGAATTCGAGAAAATTCGGAAAAAGTTATCAACAGGTTATCAACAGGTTATCAACAGGTTATCAACAGGTTATCAACACCCAAAAATCATGAATTATCCACCAAAAAAAGCACCCCAGGGACACCATAAAGCCCCCAGGGTGCGGACCATTGCTGCTAGGCAGCCAGCATTTCAGAGTCGAACAAACGGCGTTCGTTCGATATGATGGCCCCCAGTTCTAGGGCATGATTCCTGAACACATCGTCCACGGACGAAATCACCGGACTCAGTACATTGAACAAGCCCGAGAAGAATGCCCCAGGAGGGCCGCTAACCTGAAACGCCTGGTGGTATAGTACCCTCCACTTATCTGATCCATTAACGGGCGCTAGTGGGCTCCCTGGGGAGCATAACAGAGTGGTCAATGTGTCCCGTGGGAAAGACTCATCAGTAACCGGGACAACGCCTCGGAAATGTACCTTGACTATCTCTTGGCCCAACCTTGCCGCCGCCAGCTCAAAGGCGAAGGATTCCCCCTGCTTCCAATTGTGCCAGGCTGGTCGCCTTTTTGCCCTGATTCCTTGGAATGAATGCCAGGTGTAACGCTCCTGTTCCTTGCTGGTGAACCGAACGAACGCACGGCTCACAGACCCCAGGACGTGCCCTCGCCTGGCAATCTCACCGATTGCTCCCTCCTTAAATTCTTCCAGTGTCATAGAATCTCCTCCTAGTCATTTTCCGCCACATAATAATACGGCAGATGCTTTGGCCTAACCGTGATTGCTGTCTCCAATTCGTCGGGTTCCATATGTCATCCTTTCTGGTGGGCTGTTGTGGCCACCACAAAGACCACCACGGCATTATACCGTGGTGATCAATGCGCTATCTACTTGGCCCCCTGTTAAGCCGCAATGCTTTGAGCAATGCTGTTCGTTCTATCGTAGTCAAATTTATGTCGGCACGGCATCAACACCGCGACCACATCACCGCGAGAACCAAAAGTAACGAGCGCTGGCTTCTGTCCGTTTTGGTGCGTTACCGTTGACTCCGCGCCACCTTTCGGCAATAAAACCTTAGACGCTTTCGCCAGATCCCCAACATAACTTGGGTTATAGTGCGCCACCTCTCCGCTCACCGTTTTCGGCACTACATTGCGCCAGGCTGGAACATCACAGTCCATCCCGACCACTTCCAATTTACCTAGTGTCCCTTTTAGTGTCCCGGGGTCAAACGAGAAGGAGATGGTGTCTCCCTTATATCCGGTTAGTGCTATCTTGACTTGCGACAATTCAATGGTGGCGCTCCCCGGCTCGCACTCGTCGTCTGGTACTGGCAACTCAAAGTGGCCCGCGAACAAGCGGTGTCCGTCGGTTGATATGATGCCCACGTTCCTACGTCTCCATTCAATCCATACAGCGTTGAAATTTAGCCTGACGTCTGTTGATTTAGCCGCGAACAGGGTCGCAGCCTTCAACAGGTCAGTAGGTATTTCTATTGTGGGTTTCCCATTTATCATGTCGTCTCCTTATCGATCAATTCCAGGTTATCAAGTGTGGCTGCGCCGCGTTCCTTGAACGTCCAGGAAGCGACGGCGTCGCACCCTTCAAGATTATCCGACAACACATGAGCCCATCCGTTGTCTGCCCTAGTCCGACACCACAGCGTCTTTCCTGTTTCATTCACCCTTAGAATGACCTCATACTTGGGATTCCCTAGACGGCTGTTAGGTAAGCGATGATGGTGGAGCACCGTGACGACCTTGTCGGTGTGCTTTAGTCCCTGATTCATTGATAGCCTCCTTTCTTTTAGCCCGGCAAGAACAGACTCCATGCGGTCTGCCATTGTCCCTAGCGTGTCCATGGCGTCAGTATTCAACTTCATATTTTCACCTCCGGCAGATGTAGAACCACGTTGTATCCTAGCGTATCCCGGAGTGTTGCTAGCTCATCCCGGAGATAGGTTTTTCTTCCTGGGCTCCCGATTATTGAAATCATGTCCTTGGCCAGTTTATTTGCGGGGTAGAACCAGTGTCCACCCCATGGGCATACTTTAGCGTCTATTTCTATTGTCATGGTGTTTGCTCCTTTATAAGACCCAGGTTATTGATCGCTGATAATTTGGCCCGTTCTCGCATCTATTTGCGCCCATGGGCTGATTTTGAAACCGGTCCCGTTGTTAGTGTCGAGTAAGTACGCGTCATACTCCCGTTGAGTAAAACGCCATGGCTTGTCCATTAGCTCCAGGATACCATTGAGCCGGTCCCGTGTGGTCCTGGTATTCCACCCCGCAAGGGTCAGTGAGGTCGTGCCTTTCCCTGGTGGAGGGACGCTAACCTGAAACTCATCGTTTATCTCACTATAAGACCGGTAGGCTATAAGATTCCCGTGGAGGAACATCCCGCGTCCAGATCCTCCTAACTTTTTCCCTACGTTGGCCACAGTGGTGTTACCCTCAGTGAATGTGGGGTTATAGCCTAATAATGCGAGCGCTGATTTTTTTGTTATTTGCCTCATGTCATTACCCTCCTGTTGTGTTCCTTTGTTGGCTTATAAGTCTGTCCTCGAGCGAGTTCAGACGCTCGCGATAAATGTCGCGTGCTACCGTGAGCCTATCGCGTTCGCGCCGGTAACAATCCGCCAGCTCCTCCGTTTCCTGGATGGTGTCCAAGTATCCTTGAATCTCGTTGCGTACTTCTGACTCCCATTCCTTTCTCATGTCCGCCTTCGTCTGTCGTGCCATGTCATTACCCTCCTGTTGTGTTCCTTTATTGACTGATGACCGTGTTAACTAATTCATATCTAAATGAATGTCAAGTATTATTTTGTCCCTTTGATATTATATGCTTGCCGGGTTTACGCTCGAAAAGTGTGAAAATCCAGTGTTTTCTACTATATAGAGCGGATTTTAGAAGTTTTTTTTTTTTTTCATTTGCCCTAAAATACTGGGTTGTTGATCTAATCCCCGCCAAGGTTAGAGCCTTGTTATGCTTTCTCGCGGTCTGGTCTCAATACTAGGTGGTTACACACTGGGTTCGGTAACGCTATGGCCAGCGTTTTCCTCTCTTCGAGGGGCTACGATCAAAAATCCACTGTTAAATAGTTGTCGGTAGCCTTCCTCCTTGTCTCCTAGCCTTTCCTTGCGCGTCATGACCCGGCAGGCCCTTGATAATTGTCCGTTACCCTTCCGTTGGGTGCCTAAAGTCTTCACACCATCGAATTTCCTCGCCTTTCCTTCGACTTTCCTTTATTTTCGACGTGTCGAAGGTCATTTTTTCGATTAAAAGTTATCAACAGGCGGTTGACAATCAATAAATTCTCGCACAAAGTTATCCCCATGTTTGTCGCTCCCCTTCTGCGTATTTATCGTTTTTTGCCTAAAAAATCGGCATTTTTTTAACGAGAAATGTCATTTCGTCAAAACTTCAATGATTTCAATGACTTAGACTTGATCCATCTGTTGATAACTATGTTTTTTATGTTGATTTTCTGTTGATAACTTTGAAAAATTGGAAAGAGGGGGGACCCCCACATGAGCGATGATTTATATAAACGTAAACGTGGACGGCCACCGAAGGCCAAAAATCCAGAAGTAATAGTGCAACGCCCCGTGAACAACGGAAATAAAGTAAATCCAGATACTTGGGACGGTCGATTTAAGTCCGTTGAGCCAATGAAATGGCAAAGAAAACCGAAAAATAATAATTATAAATGGAATCACAACACCACAATCAATTGGATTATGGGACAGGCAGATCCATTAGGGTTTTTGACGGATGTAATGAGCGGGAAGGAAATATTTCCAGTTTATATTAAGAGTCCAGATGGAACGGCAACTCCAGCGGGAAAGATATCTGCGGACCCTGAGCTTAGGGTAATGGCAGCAAAGACGTTGTTAGGGAAATGTGTGCCGGATCTAAAGGCCGTGGAAGTACACGCTCAGGTTGAACAGACTAAGGTTCTTGATATAGGTAGGCTGAATGATGATGACCTCAACACAATTGAACTCGCTCTTAAGCACGCTGTCATTGACACAAGTGGAAGCGGAGAAGATGAGGAGGTCACTGAAGGCGTTTATAAAGAATTGCTGGCCGACGATTGAGCCTGGACGGGAGTTCTATGATAATTGGCATATAGATGCCATCAGTGAACATTTACAGGCGGTGATAAATGGGGATATTAAAAGATTGGTTATTAATATCCCGCCGCGACATATGAAATCTATTTCGGTTTCGGTGGCGTTGCCAGCCTGGACATGGACAGTACAGCCCCAGAAAAGATTCCTGTTTGCCTCTTACGCTTCGTCTCTTTCCATACGTGATTCGGTAAAATGCCGGAGGTTAATTGACAGCCCCTGGTATCAGGATCACTTTGGGGAAATGTTTAAGCTGACTTCTGACCAGAATCAGAAACAGAGATTTGATAATGATAAAACGGGGCAGAGGATTGCGACATCGGTTGATGGGGCGCTGACAGGTGAGGGGGGTGATGTGATTGTGATTGACGATCCGCATAACGTCAGGGAGGCGGAATCACAAACGGTGAGGGAGGGGGTGTTGGAGTGGTGGGATCAGGCAATGCAATCGAGGCTCAATGACCCAAAAACGGGGGCGTTTATAATTATAACGCAGAGGGTTCACGATAAGGATTTGACAGGGCATATTTTGGGAAATGATTTGGAAGGGGAATGGGATCACCTCTGTTTGCCAGCGAGATATGAGATTGGGCATCCGACGCCAACAAAATCCTCGCTAGGGTTTACGGACCCAAGGACGAAGGAAGGGGATCTGCTCTGGCCTAAGAGGGTTGACGAAAAGACCCTGGGGAGTTTGGAAAAATCCTTGGGGAGTTATGGGGCGGCAGGGCAGTTACAGCAAAGACCGATGCCGAAGGGCGGAGGGATTTTGAGGGCGGAATGGTGGGTGCCCTGGGAAAATTCAAAATTGCCTGAAATAGATTTCGTGATTCAGTCCTGGGATACGGCGTTTAGTACGAAGGAAAGGACATCGTATAGTGCGAGGACCACATGGGGGGTATTCAAAAAAGCGGGGCAGACAAATGCCATTGCGGTTGATATGTGGTATGACCGGGTGGCATACCCAGATTTGAGAAGAATTGCGCAAGAGGCTTATGAGATGTATGACCCTGATGTGGTGTTGATTGAGAAAAAGGCTTCGGGGCAAAGTTTGCTACAGGATTTGAGAGTGGCAGGGGTGCCGGTACTTGAATATTTGCCAGATCGTGATAAAGAAGCACGAGCGCATGCTGCCTCCGCGCTCCTTGAGGATGGACGAATCTGGTATCCATATGATAGGAGATGGGCTAAGAATCTTATTGATATTTGCGCAGCATTCCCCGCCGGGGAGAATGACGATATTGTCGATACTTGTACTCAGGCTTGGTTACGGTTAAGGAAAGGATGGTTCGTCACTCACTCCAAAGATTTTGAAGATATAGAGGAACAGCCCAGAAAAAGGGTGACAATGTATGGCTAGATCACCGATGGAAGTTTTGCCGCCGAATGCGCCTTTCTCCAATGGGTTGCCACCAGATGATTTTGAAGTGGAGGCACTTGGAGAGGACGAAGTATTAATTGGAAATCCCGCCCTAGATTCCTATACAGAACCTGAAACTGCTTTTGACCAGAATTTAGCTGAGGTCATTGACGAGGATGAATTAGGTAAAAAAGCAGCAAATCTAATTCAATATTACGAGTCAGATAAAAACGCTCGATCCCAATGGGAGGAGCGCTATAAGGATGGGCTAAAGACCCTCGATCCGCAGGGGGGTCTGGAGGAAGGTGAGGATGAGAGGGCGAGTCGTGGGCTTAGTACCGTGGTCCATCCGCTGATCGCGGAAGCGGCGACACAGTTTAATTCACGCGCAATCGTCGAGCTATACCCCTCTGGGGGGCCTGTAAAAACGGTGATCGTTGGTGAGCCGAACGAGGAAACGGAAGCACAGGCTCGCCGGGTCAGGGATTACATGAATTACCAGATCACCGAGGAGATGCCCGAGTATTTCCCGGATCTGGATCAGATGCTTTTCCAGCTTCCATTAGTGGGCCAGACATTTAAGAAAATTTATTGGGATGCTTCTCTCAACAGACAATGTTCACAATTCGTTAAAGCCGAGGATTTCGTTGTCGCTCCAGAGAGTAAAGACCTGTTTACATCTCCACGTTATACACAGGTTATTAGACTCCCGAAAAACGATTACAACAAGTACGTAAAAGCAGGGTGGTATCTGCCGTCTGTTTATCAAGGGGATAGTATTGATCCTTCGGATGACGTGACGAAAGAGATCGAAGGCGTCGATATATATTCCGACGATCAGCAAGACGAGGTGATGACCCTCCTTGAAATGCACGTCTATGAGACCTTCGACGGCATAGACGGCGAGGACGATGAAAATATTGTCGCACCACCTTATGTTGTTACTATTGATTATGATTCTGAGAAAATTGTTTCAGTCCGCAGGAACTGGGACGAAGGGAACGAGAGGAAGAAAAGGGTTGACTGGTTCATAAGCTATAAGTTCCTACCCGGAGTTGGGTTCTACGGTTTTGGCCTTTATCACATGATTGGGGGCTTGGGGAAAGTTGCGACGGGGGCGTTACGTGCGCTGCTTGATTCGGCGGCGTTCGCCAACATGCAAGGTGG